TAGAACACTGACGATTTATTAACTGATACTTACACAGTATTGACACAGCTTATAGTAGGAATATTATTCTCAATAATGATGTATATGTTGACAGCAGACCACGATACAAGAGGATATTTACAAAGATAAAGCCATTAAAAAATAGTAAAAGAAGTACCAAAATATGTTGACAATAACCTACTTATCAACAAGCGACCCAATATATCTATACAATGATGATTACAAATGTAATTCTACTTCATAACCCATACAATCAAATGGAAACACCAACCCCACAGATACAACCGCCTAAAGAACCAACACAAGAACAACAGCAACTAGCTAACATCCTAGCACGAAGTCATCAATGACACTGTTGAGATAACTGTATGTGCGATAAATGCAAGGAGTATGGTATAGGTATTTATTTTACCAATAATGAGTAATAACAATGCATAAAATCAAAGTCATAAGATTCTACAAAGAAGACGTCGATGTTAATGAGATATGTCGCACATCAGCAATTAAGCATAATTACATTACAGAGGCATGAGATAAACGAGATATGTGAACACAGAATGTTAGCATGACACAAGAAGTAATTCGTTACAAACTAATTAGTACAAAAGATTATATGAAAGACGATGAGCTTGATGATTTTATTCTTTATGCAACATCTTCTTTGGTAAAAGACTTAAAAGAAAGAAGAAAAGAAATAGAAAATTGACATCAACAGTGGGCTGAAGACTTGTGTGATATGTATGAAGAGAGGAATAAAAAGTTAATTGATATGTATAATGAGCAAGCAGAGCAAATCAAAAAGGATGGTAGCTCACTTGTTGATGAGGCGTTTGAAGCGAAAAAAGAAGCATCATATAAAGCAGAAATAATAAAAATAGAAACAGATAGGATATTGAGAGAAAATGAAGAGGCACTTAAAATGCAAGAATTATTAAAAGAAATTACTTACACAGATAGCGAATCGTTAGTTAGGACCCTTATGAATTTAGACCGAGATACAAGGTATGTATTATGAGATATAATTTATTCTAAAGATGACCTAAAAAAGGTAATAGAACGATATAAGTTTAACAATCCTGAAAAATATTGCAATAATGACGAAGATTAAAAAACGTTTGTGATAAATGCAAGGAGTATGGTATAGGTATTTATTTTGTAAATAATAAGTAATGAAACCACAACGACAATTCAACCTAGAGAAGATGGATACAGAACAACTAGAGAACAAAGTAAAAGACATTGTACGATGTATCAAATGAGCTAAGAGTATGGAAAGCAGAGAAGCGTTTCTCCATCAACTCGATGTGGCAAATAAGATACTAGAGACAAAGAAACAATTACTTCTTAACTTTGATACAAAAGATGGAGCATATGCAGACTAAATGCTATAGATGTTGAAAAAGAAATGTAGATGTTCATACTTGTAATCCTACAGATGTAGCGAGATGATATGAGATATGAGAAATGGTAAAAGCATTGTGAGAATACTGGGTAAAGCATCCAGAGCTTAGATTTTGACAGTTACTATTTGCTATATGATACCTAGAAAGCGATGATAGTAATGATTGGGTACAAGAGGGGAAAGCAATAATCAAAGACCCGTTCTATAAGAATGATAGTAAATTGCAAGAATGTCTTGACAAAGCAAAGTAGATTAGTAATATACAAGGGTTCAAATTAGCACAACTCCATTGTAACGGGATAACAAGCTCCGCAAGCCTATCCACGAGCAAGCTCTCGCTACAACAGTTATTGTGCAAACTTGGACTATAGGGATTAGCATCGCCTACGGCATTCCTATGCTACTTATATAGTCACATTTCTTTTTTAAGTAGTTCGTAGACATTATCATATTCATCAAGTTTCTGTTGTAGGCATAACTCAAACTTAGAAACAATAACCGTTCATTTATACTTATTTATGTTTAGTTCGTGGTATTTAATAGACTCATCTAATTCGTTTAGCCTATACATCAATATTGTTATCCTACTTTGACTTTGTGCTATATTTACTTGTTTTATTGCTATATACAATGCTAATAGACCAACTACACAACCGATTACTACTTGCAGATAACCTAAATTTGATTGCAAAACTCATAGACTATCTGTGGTATTTGTCACTTCTGGCAACACTAATTCGATATATAGCAGAACAAATGTCGAAAATAGAATAACAGCAACGAAACACCACGTTGTATATGTTTTTGCCCTTAAACTCATAAACAAACACATAGTAATAAATACCCATTACTAACCAAACAAAATGCAATATCAATAGCACTCCACATCGCCCGCTATGCGTTCTTGTTACGTAAGAGGTCACCAAATTTCCACAATATATTTTGATTATCATACTAGAAATCTAATATGACAATCATACATTGTAAAAACTTGGGTATATAAAAAACTGTCACAATAGACAGTTTCTTTTATTATACTTTTTATATGATTTTGAGGAATATAATCCATAAATATACTGATATTTAGCGATTACAATCCCATAATATCTATACTTTTAGCGATTTGATTTTCTTATACGCCTCTCTTGTATAGAACTCCATAGCATAAGCATAATACTCATGAAGTGGCTCATTTCAGTATCATATATACTCTCCTATTTCCCTAGTATAGTGAGTTAGTTCGTGTATAAACCGATCAAGTCTAGGTTGTCATAGTCGTATATGTCCTCATATGCTTTCCTCATAGGTATACATAGCAAGAGACGTTCATCGGTCGGTAGTATCAAATCATTTCTTCTCCATAATAACACAAAATCTCTCATAGTCGCCTATATATATAAATAATCTTTTCTCGTGGAAACTATCATAGATTTCATATTGTTTGAGCATTATGGTAGACGTTTAGAATATATATCTGGCAGTCAGAACTCATTTCTTTGAGTTACACTATATCAAGGGTAACTATCCATAAGCAAGTCTTTATCATACTGGTTCTGCCCAGCTAGTGCGTTTATCTTTAGGTGAGTTACATTCTTTCCTGTGTATATCTGTTCATTATGCTCGTGAGCCGAAACCAAAACAACTTGTTTATTTGTGTCTGCGAATTTCCACGCTATCTTCTCAGGGTTTTTCTTGTCAAGTCTTTCTCAGTGGTGTGATAGATATTGTATTCCATCAACCTCAAATGTTCATATCTTGTCTCTAATAATTTGAAACTGTATGTCGGCGTTTGCTAGATACGCTTTCAACATCTCATAAAAGATAGTAGCGTATATTCTTTCGTTGTCTCATTCGTTTAGTGTACTCGCCCTATCGTGGTTTCATCATATTCATATAAAGTGTACTTTCTTCCCAGCTTTAAGAATATTCTTAAGGAAATCTACAAATACATTGACTCCATACATAAACAGATCCGCACCATATATTCAATTCATCCCCTCTATTTGCCCAGAGTGCATACCTCACTGCATAAGAGCTTCAAATATATCTCATAGACAGTTAATATATACCTCTTTGCTAGGGTTGCTTATTATGTCCTTTTCTATTGTTTTCAGTCTTGCAATTACTTTATCAGTTTCAACCTTTCATAAATGCGTATCTCATATGTGATATACTGGCTTCGCTCCCTTATAGATTTTATGCTTCATAGCTTGTATATGTAATGGCTTGATACTGTTGACAAATGGCGCTATTTGCTCAAGAAATCACTCAAGAGTACCTAATACCCTAGCTTGTTTTTTAGCTACCTTTTCAAGATTTGTAACGTGAGCTTCTTTATATTTATGCTTGTATTTGTCTTGAAAGTTCTTGTATGTTGCTTCCTCGATTACTTCATCTATAGTTCAAGCATCACTGGCATTGTCCATAGATAGTGGCGAAAGTATGTTGCTATCCTTATATAATCATATATTACTCTTGATAAGATTTCGGGCCTTTACACTCAATTCATATTTTGCCCTAATCGCCTCCCCAGACATATTCGCTCAATGTCTTGAATAGTCGTTAAAAATATTGTCAACTAATTCTACAGGTAATCTATACACCTGCTTTACTTTCCCACTGACAGAGTTTTCATCCTTATAGATAACATACTCATTATTGATAACCTCATACTTTGGTTTATCAACAGAGTCGTCATTGATTTCTTTTAGCTTAGTCTTTCACTCTTTGATAAGTTCCCTAGCCTTTTCAATAATTTCCCTAGTCTCTGTTTCATCTAGTTCGCTTCCCAATTCCTTAGATACTTTTTTTGCAAGTGCTTCATAGTTTTTTTTAGGGTGCTGAGTTTTTACCTCTAAAACTTTCTTCACAACATTTTCAGGTTTTTTCAGCATCCTAGCGACTTGTTTATAGATTAAATCCATAGGAGCGTATAAAATATAAATACGCCTATAGTACAATTTATTTTTCAGATTTCAAGTGATAATTTTAAGCTCTTTTTGATACTGGGCGGTATAATCTGCCACCCAGTATAGTCTATGAAGCTCTACGTATTTTTTCTTAGATAGATAAGCCATTTTGACCTATTTTTGACTTGTTTTTGCTCTATAATGTCCAATATCATCAAGCATTCTATGGATATAATACTCATCTTCATAGTTTGTAAACAATGCAACGTGTCATTCATTCAAACATTTCTCCCAAGCAAGAACGATTTCTTTTTCTGCTTGTGTGTCTCCTGTCTTGTGTTTAGGCATAATAGTAGGATTTTCTAAAAAGTAAAAGTAAAATGATGTGTAGTGTAAAGTTTTACTTAATAACTGATTTTGCAACATTGGTTGCGATATTTCGATTACGTTATATGGTAGACTTCATAAGAAGTTTTCTACTATATAATAGTTTCAATTTGTCTTATGCTTAAATATTCTCCTAAGGTGTCAGGTGCTACCACCGAAAAGGTAGTCAACATCTCCATCATCTTTCACGTCTTGTGTGTATTCTTTTCATACCTTACTCCCCAGAGTCAAACTCCATCATACTTTAATCAAATCCATATAATCTTGAGAATATGTACTTACGCTGTTCTTCATAAGAGTCAATCATTTCTTCTTGAAGAAGTCAACAAACATATCTCAACCTTTACTGGTATACATTCCGTTCTCTTTACTCCATCAGTAGTCTGGCAACATAGCTCTAAGCTCTTTCACATCTGCATCAGTAAACGTATACCCTGTGTTATCTGTGATACATCAAAGAATAGCCCACATTACACATTCACTAGTCCCTTGTCTTGCTTCAAACCTCCAGTCTTGCCAGTGTGTCTTGGGTGTTTTTATTCATTGCAAAAGAGAACTACCGCCCTCGTAGTCGTGTTCTCCCAACCCTCATTCTATAACCCCTCAAAATCTATCCATAAACAACAGGAACAAAAGCAAATAAAGCACATACTACTCATAATATAGTCATAAGTATATATTTATTTTTAGGAAACATATACTCAAATCATACCCTACGTTTCATATTTTACAGTACATAGTAAACAGTACAGAGTGTACAGTAGTTATTTGGCAACTCACATATCGTGGAAATACTTTGTATTAACCCGCTTAGTTATCTGATTCAGTATAAGCATCAATACAGGTACATAAGCACTATCCATACTCGATATGGTAGCAATTCAGAAAGCTACTAGAGCATTAAACACCTGCCAGATAAACGTCCTAAATGCCTTGTTGTTGTTTCGTAATGTTACAATCATTTGTTATAATAACAATGTAAAATGTTACTTTAGTTTTATAAAAGCTATAAGGAAAGCTCAAACAGATATAAGTAATGATATAACCATTTGTCGGCTCCCACTAGCTCATTTTCTCGCTTCCTTTTCGGCTTCATACTCTCTACGTGTGATGAAGTTTTCAGGCATTGCATCAAACTTTGATAGTATCTTGTCTATCTTATCTTCTAGCCTATCCATACGCTCTTCAACACGTTTAATTTGTAAATCAGTCATAACAATGCTTACATAACTATAAATCGGTACTATGTGGTATTAGCTTACTCGCTTTCTTTACTCAGTCGTTTATGATTGTCAAATCAGCTGGTATATCTGTTGTAACTATTGTGTTTATATTTGCTAGTTGTGCTTGTTCTGTTGGAGATAGTCAACTACCTACTGCAAACGCCACAACGTGGTCAGGTGCTGAATAAATATTCCCTCAGGTCGTATCTATAATAGTAACAACGCTTTTAGTTACACTATCATATCAGTATCAGTCTATCAACACTACTGGCACACTTGGAGAGGTTACGTTCTTAATCTTGAAATTCTCAAATGAGTAGTTTGCTGTATCAGGTGCATTGATTATACGCCCTTCATCTCTAATACCTGCCAATGTATATAACCAGTATGTTTCATATGCATATAGTTCCTTTCGTGGTACATATACTTCAGGTAAAGACAATGGGTTGTCAACCTCTATCAAGAACGCACTATCATCAATAGTATATCAAGATAATGTACTTCAATCTATACCATTACTCATATATACTGTATCATCTTCCTGTGATAGTCTGTATGTAATACTTTCAGGTCATCATATTCAGTCCTCTAATGTACCTATTACTGTATCAATAAATAGTTTTGCATTTGTGCCATTTTGATACATAGCTCTCACTCTTATTTCTCTATCTGCTACGTATGGGCTTGGGTCTGTTCGTGTATAAGGGAATGTAGTTACTATATCATTATATAATTCTGTGCTACTTGTCAAATCATATATTTGCAATCTAGTATTTGGCTCTCAATTAGTAACTGTTACTGATTGGGTAAGGATAGGTTGTATAATATTAACTGTCGCTCCTGCTGTTGTATAGGTTGGTACTGTTTGTCCTAAAGCTATATGGATATTCACTACTCATGTTACTGCACTTACATTGATATCTGTTGTATATCCTGTAAATGTACTATCAGTCAAGTAGTAGTCTCACGCACTAGGTATCTCTATTGCATATTGACTAGCAGCTCACGCTGTAAAGTTACACTCTATGAATCAAGCTCATACATTAGCGACCACATTTGGAGATACAAGTGAATTTTCTATGTTACATCATTGGAACTCTTCATCAGTTGTTATTGCTAGGCATTCTACCATATTAGCTCATACTAAAGGTACTGTTGTCCAATCTATTGCTGTACTCTTGAAAATTGTACCTTGAAAATTATAGGTGGCACTAGCACTAGATGTCGACAATATTGCGAATAATCAGTCAACTACTGGTGCAAAGATAGTATTAGAAAAGTCTACTACATCAGTAGCACTTGCATTTATTTTGATACTATAATCTGATAATTGGTATAGGTTTGTCTGAAATGGTGTTTCAATAGAAACTATATTTATTTTAGTAACTGTTTTATTTGTAGCATCTCATATAGTAATAGGAGTTCTTGTTGATAACTGCCCCACTCATCACAAAGCAGCTTCTCAATTTCTTCATCATTGCGACACTCTCCTTATATGCTCTGCATCAATAGGAGCTTGCAAACTACCACCAGTCAATACAGTATCAGTATACCAAACAAAGTCGGTAATGTGATGTGATACATTTGTACCCGATGTGCTAGCCCTATGCAATAACCGTCATATTCTTTGTACGTCTGCTAAATCAACAGGCGTTACACTTCATTCAATAAATCTATCAGCCAGTCTAAAGAAAAAACGTCAAGATGATGCATATTCTGACCTAGCTCATAATCTATATGCCCCCCGATTACCTAGTGAGTCCATAAGCACCATTATTGCCCCTTTTACGCCAACTATGGTATTACCCGCTGTTCTAATAATTGTTCACGTCAATATTCAATTAGGGTCTGAGAAATCAAATGCCTGTGCTAACCAACCTCAGAAAAATCATATAACTGATGCTCTCACAAATCAAATACCTCTCATAACTTCCACAACTCACGATGTTGATGCGGTTGTATAATCTTGCAAAGTAATCCCTTCTATTGTTGCTGGCAATCACATAGTGCTTATCTGATTAAGTGTGTAGTCAGCTACTGGTCTACCGATAGATAGTGGTTGTTCTGCTATAACGTTAGCATCTGGTGGTAGTATTCAGTTTCAAGCATCAAGTATCTCTATTCTTAATAACCTAACTTGACTTCAAGAACCTGTTTCATACTTCTCTAATTGAAATCAAGGTAGCAATCAAGCTGTTTTTACTACATTATATCAGAATGCGTATAATAACGATGTTGTTGTGTAATCTCTTGCAACCGTAACCATAGCATTTCTATCTCGGTTTGGATTGTTATTTGCTACGTTACTTGCAACAAAATTAAGCACATAACTATTATTTGCTGTTGTTGTGATAGATGTCATTGTGGCTTGTGTTGTTGTTGTACCTATATTGTTACTAGCGATAGCTCATATTGGTGTTGTTGTATCATATTCATCGAATACCCAAGCGAATATATATCAAACATTGGCAGTCGCTATAACAAATGTAGGTGGTGTTTCACTTGATGAAACTGCTATTTTTCTATATACAGCTAAACGTCAAGTAGAGTATGTGTTATTATCAATCAATGTTCGTCAAGGTGCAGTTGTTGTTAATGTAGTAGTATTGGCAGCCTGAAATGCAACAACAAGCAAATCTCCAGTTTGGTGTTCTGGTAATGGTGCTGAAAACGATGTTGTAACTGTATCGTCTACTGTCTCGCTATATCTTTTGACGTATGCCATAATCTACTATATTGATAAAGCTCTATTACATATCTCCGTTGTGAGTGTATCGTCTGTATAAAACGCATCTGTACTAGGGGAATAGGTATTGTATACTCTCCTGTAATACTTAGTCGTTCAGTATGTGTATTCTAGTACTTCATAGGTTGGTTGTACGTCATATGTTACTGGTTCAGCTGTTCGTTGGGTTGCGAGGATTGTTCGGTCTGTTGTTGGAGTAAATCCTCATCAGTCAACCCATTCAACATCATAATCCTTATTACTTCTTTTAGATAATACCTGTCAAACACTTCAACCACCCTGTATTCAGTTTATAGCATAGTTGGTTCATAATATTCCTTTATGCTCTGGTATATCTAAACGCTCCTTTTCTATCTTTAGAGTCCCCTTATTTATTGCCTCTATAATCTCATCTGGCGACTTCTCCTCTTGTTGTTCGGGGATAACGATATTTGATATTTTTTCATCGATTACACCTAGTGTTTCAGCGTGTTTTGTCTCTATTTTATTTTCTATTTCCTCTATTTCTTCCTTTACTTCATCTTTTATATCTTGTATTGATTGTTGTAATGGTTTGATTTTCTCGATAACCTCTTTTTTTATTTCTCTTTCTACCTCTTGTAAATCATCTAATGTCAAAGTTTCCTGCTCTATCTCTTGCAGGTCGTCTATAGTCAATATATCTTCTTGGATTAGTTCCAGATCTTCAATAGTTATCTCCATATATTATTGTTTAGTAATACCTGTTTTTTCACACAGCAAATCAATCATATCTTCGTCATTTACCCAATTATTAGTCTCCTCCTCTGTAAAAGTATGAGCGTACTGGCTACCTCAAGCACTATATGTAATAGTAAGCTGTCTTGTCTCAATATTATAAGACCATTGTCATATAGTTACTTCTACTTCTTGTTCTGGGAATGTCTTTGTAAACATAGTGAGTTATGTAAATAATAAAGTTATTCCGCTTTTTCTTCTTTCTCTGCTTTCATGGCTTCGTTTGCACATTCTACATAGTATTGTTCCGCTTTCTTGTACGCTTCTTGTGCTTGCAACATAGCAATGTGTGCGTCAAATGCTTTAGCTTTTAGTTCTGACATAATGGTATATATTAAGAATAAATCTAATTAAACACAATAAACCCTACTCTTGTTTCTGCTGTAGCATTGGCATTTAGCCTTATTGTAAAACTTCACGCTGCAGGTACTACATTCTTGATAACCGCCGTAGTGTCATTTGTCATTACTACACAGTGTACTATACTGTTTACTGTACATAATGAGTTGGTTACTACAAGCGTATTAGCTCATGCTGCAAAGTTAACACTTCAACTAGGCTTGTTTATTGTCTGAGCCCCTGTTGTCCCTCAAGCAGTCATTGTTGCATCAAAGGTCGTCTTTCAGGTATTATCTACAACAAATCTATCTACTCATTGATTTTTCATATGTATAAATCTCTTAGTTCAACTTCAACCATCTGTTCATGTTATGTTAGCATCATATACAGTCCATCAAGCTGTTCAGGTTTGATTTGAACCAATTTCAGTTCAATGTGCTATGTTCGTACCAGACGATGACGAAATTGATGAGTATATAGTCCTGTTTAGGACTAATCATGCGGTTCATGTTGCCCTAGATACAACAAATTGTCAAGATGTACTTATTGATATCTGTCAACCAGCACCATTTCTTATTATTATTTCTCTGCTCGCTGTTTCAGAACCTCATGCATCCACCTCCATAAAAAATTGAGTTCAAGACCAGTATTGCCTAAATCTTGAAAAGTTAGTTGTTTGGTCTGCTGTTCTATAAAAAGCAGTACCTGTAGCTGTGTTTGCTAGTGTAAGTGAGTGAGTAGGAGCTGTTGTTCAGATACCTAATCTATTATTTACCTTATCCCAATACAGATTACTAGCTCAAGCCAATACTCATCAATCGTTGAACTGTACTCATCAGTCCGCACCTCAAGGGATACCATTGTCAGCCCACTCTAAGTCGTAATCAGCACCACTTTTTTTCCTAAGTACCTGTCAAGTAATACCACCTCAACCAACACCATTTATAGCATAACTTGTTCCTAAGATGCCAGTTTTATCAGATCACTCTACACGTTCTTTTTTTATCTTGATTGTACCCTTGTTTATACTCTCTATAATGGTATCTGGAGAAACTTCTTTTGGCTCTATCTTTATACTAGATACCTTGCTATCTATCAATATAGAAAGCTCTTTTTTGCCAGCATCAACCTTTTTAGATATAGCAGAAATACTGGTTTTTAGTCCAGCTATCTCTTCTTTTGCATCTTCTTGTACTTCGTTGATTGCCTTTTGAATTGGTTTTACCTTTTCCATAACCTCCTTTTTGACACTTACAATCATATCTTTCTTGATTGCATCTTCTATCTCAAGTAAGTCATCATAGGTGCTTATTTCTCATCAAAGCTCAAGAAGTTCATCTAAGCTATCCATATTGTGTTATGTTAGAATTAAATTATGCTATTTTTTGTACTATAAATTCAGTATATGCGGGGTCGTTATTCTGTGCCGAACCAAAAGCATTATACACCTGTAATTCTATATAATCTCAAGCCGCTAGTTTTAATATAGTAGCTATTCTAGGTGTAAATGATGGTACTACAGGAGTTCAGGTCGCCGCCGCTACTCAAGGGCTTCTTGACACCTCTGTTCAATTTTTATTTACCCTAACGTGAGTAAATGGGTGGGAGTTAGATGTGCTCGCTGTGGCTCATACCACGCTATATATACCACCCAGACCAGCGGGTATAGTTATTCTCGAGTTGTTTGTTACATTGTCGTGGAAAGAACTTGTATCGTAATCTTCGGTGTTAAAAGTAATTGTAGTCCAAGCTGCAAAAGCCATACTTTGAGCTAAAGACTGGGTTGCTCTACATCATATATCAGATAATAATATAGGATATGATTGTCAAAATGCCAACGCTGTAGTCCCAACAGTTATAGCACCAGTTGTAGTCAATTTCCACTCACTACCAGCTTGTGTTGTCCCTCATTGTACCCAAACACTAGCTCATAAATCAACCTCGTTATTTGCATTTGCATCAAAGTCGGTTGTTCTTGTCCAAGCTCACGCAGAACATAAATAGATACCATTCTGACTAGCTGTTGACTGGTTTTTCACTAACACCCTTTGTCAAGCTGTTACTGCTACTCAATCAATAGTTTGCGTACCTGAAAGAGTTATATTTGCAGTTGTAGCACACACTACGTCAACTTTGTCTTTTATTCTTACTATGGCGTCATCATATACATCGTTTTTAGCTTTGATTTGTCAAGGCTTAGGAACAAGAGCCACTCAACCATTTAGATTTGTACCTGCTGCGAACTCCGCATCTGTTGCAACCTCTACAACTCATTTCACCGTTTCGCTTGCGTCCAATGGAGTAATCAAAGGACTCCAGTATGTTACATTTGTAGGAACATTCCCAGTCCCTCAAAGTATAGCGATATATGACAATCAGTTAGTAAATGTAACTATATCATTGATATTATATGCAGTAGCTCAATTGTAAGCACCTCTAAAGGTTACAGAGTCTCACTTGTCGCCTTTTACATTAGCTCTTGTAATCTTCTTGAGCTTATCGCTATCCTGTGAGTCTGCAATCAATAGCCAGTCTGCATTGACTGGCGTTACTTTCTCGACAAATTCACTTGGGAAACGTTTACTTTCTTTTCTTACCATTATAGGTAGTTGATAAAATATAAATTATCTTGGTTGTCGTGTATCATTTGGTATGTTTATTCAGTCAGTCTCATCGGTATTGAAAACAATATAAGCATTATTTTCATCAGTTATTACTAAGTCATCTAATGTAATAGGGTCAGATCATACAACAACCTGCGTCAATGTGCCGTCCTCTTGTCTTGCCTCTCGTGTCATTATATATATGTAATGATAAATGCTATTTTTCAAAGATATTTTTACTCTTCATCTTTCATATCGAGAATTCTATTAGATAAGAACAAAAGGAATATACCAAATAAAATCCAAAACATATTATGTAATTATTGAATTAAAGAATTTACTCAACCTCACAAAGCACCAAATCAAGCCGCACCAGCCAATCGCCCAAACTTTGACTTGTTCTTCTTAATGAATCTTTCAAAGCTCGTAGTTCATACCATATCTCACTTCTTAGCTAGTACCTTTCTAATCTCAAACAACATATTCTGCTTTCTTAGGCTTGCTTTTACTGCTGTATCATCTACATATTTAGCAACTATACCATTAACCTCTTGTCATATGTCAACAATAGCATCTCTCAATGGTTTATCTGGTCATTCCAATATCTTTTTTACATACTTATCAGAATAAAATCTTTTTCTTGCCTGCAACACTCAATGTGCAGTTCAATCAGCCTCTTGTAAATATGTATTAAACTTCTTAATTGTGTTCAGATATGCTTTCTCAACGTCTCATACTATTTCTGGTGCTCTTTCTAGCTTAGTCAATCTACTAATTACCTCTTTCTTCGGTATTGCAGCGTTCTTTGTCAATACAAGCCCCTCTAATGCTCCTGCTTCGTCCTCTATTGCTTTGCTTACTTTGAATAAGTTCTCATCTATAGATGTTTTAGGGTCTATTACACTCTTTGCAACGTCAACCATTTCTTTTTCTATCTTACTTGGTATTGTCTCTGTTTTCGATCATACCATCGTTGTTTCTCACGCCAGCCTTTTAGATGCAGAATAAGCCTTATTTACTGGTGGCTCTATTGTTCTGAATACCTTATTCAATTCTTTATTCTTAATAATATCCTCTCCACTCATATTTTTTGCTACTGTTTTCTGTAGGTTTCTATACTTCATAAGTTTTGATAGCTTGGCTCATTGTTTTAGATAACCTCAAGCACTAATAAGCTCCGCCACTCACAATGCAGTTTCTGTTCATCTTGCCAACTTGCTATTTGGGTCTCATCATACAGCACTTCATTTACTGAACTCGCTGAATTTGCCTCCTTTTGCCTCTTTGCCTGTGATCTTTTCTATACCCCATATCAAAGCATCAACTGGCTTATCAAACAATCATATATCAGCTAGAAATTTCGGTAGTCATCAAACGTGGTTGTATATCCCCTCTCATATATCTTGTATAGCACTTCAATCTCATTCAACACTTCAGCTATCCATCTTTGATATTTGTCCTGTTTTCAATGAGCCAACAGCCTCTGCTGTACTCATACCACCATTTAGATACTCTTGCATCACATTCTTGAATAATCACTGGTCTTTTTGTACTTGTTTCAATATCGCCTCATCTGGTGCTTTACTCACTCATACAAATCCATTGTTTATCATATCTATTCTGATTGCATCTGCCAACTGTGATTGTTTAGCTACCAACAACATATCTTGACTTTTATATTTGTCAGTTGTCTTGCTTGCTTGGTCTGCCAACTGTTCCGCTATCTTACGTCTATCTTGTATAAACAAAGCATCTTGTTTAGCCTGCATAAACTGTGGCAATACTTGTTGAGCTTTTGTATAATCATACTTGGTACTCTTCAACAACGCTTCTTCTTCCTGTTTAGAAAGTGAGGTAAACATTACGCCCTTTTCTTCTTCAGGCGCATATGTCTGCATCGCTTGCTGTGGCATTCCCATTGGTGCAACAGGTTTTTGCTGTTGTGCAGGTGGTGCAAAACTAGCAAACTGCTCCTCTTGCTTAGGTATCTGTGCTCAATACTTGAAAGTGTCTTTCAAATTAAATCAGAACATAGTCTATATATAATATATTAAAATAGTGCTGGCATTTGCATAATTCAGAAGTTGCTTAGGTTGTTTACATCGTATACAAAGCCTCAACCAATAGATGTTGATCATGTACTAGTATTTACCGACCTAGATGTATCCATTCCTAACTGTGATTTTATCGTATCAGATTGGCTTGTTATCCTGTCATATATTCATGTAAATCAACTGACATCTCTTCATGCAGCTGCTAATGTCTGTAATTGTCTTTTATACCCACCAGCTACAACATCCAATGTCATTGCTAATACTGCTTTTTGTACATCTTTTGTTTGTCTTAGATTTGGTATTGTTTGAGCATATAATCTAATGTCATTATCAGTCAATACCCCCACTTCTCAATACACTCATCTTGCCAGATTAGGTAACATAGAAGTAAGTTGTGCCTTTATTTGTTGTGCCTGTGTATCATATGGATTGTTTGATTTTAATATTCACAATATAGGTCATGTATCTATCTTTGACATACTTTTTTCCAACTCTCAAAGTTGAACCAACGCAGTCTCTGCTTTTTGTAGTGATTGTATAGAAGTAACGTCTAAGTCTTTACCTCACGCACTATATGTTAATATGTCTTTTATGTCTGCATTCCTATCTCACATAATAGAAGATTTAGATTGTAGGAATGTTTCATATTGCTTTTTAGTGGCTTCGTCTTTTATGTCTTGTGGCTTAAATGTACTATTGTTGAAAACAGATATCATTCATAGGTTTGTTTCTCATGTGGTAGATGATCAGCCTCAAGTCAAATCATTCCCAGTCTTTCATACTGCTTGTGTAAAGTACATCTTGTCGCTAGGTTTTACCCCGCTTCTAGTTCATATAGTCTCTTTTCAGTCTCAATTACTGTCAATATAATCAAAACTTCAATCAGGATTGACATTTGTAATAAATGCAACGTGTCAAGCGTTTATTACCTTACCATTAGAGAGCGTAGCCTTAGCTCAATTATCTATTACAACCGCACCTCAAACAATAGGTACTGGAGAATACAAATCAGGCTTCTTGGTTATGCTTATCTTTTGTTCTATTGAGTCCTGAAACCCAAATCAAGTCAGGTCATTTACAAATGCTCAACACTGCCCACCCTTTCATCATATCTCAACTTTTACATTGCCCCTTAATAGCTTATTTCAATTCAATACCTCCCCAACATATCAGGGATTGTCAAATCAAGCCATTGCACCAGTAGCTCTTGCAACACTATATTGCTGTTTTACCGATTCAACTGCCTTACTATCTAACCCATTAGTTACTCTAAATGTATCTTCTGTATATAGTTTGCCATTATGCCAAAAATACTTTGATCAATCCTTACCCTCCATTACCATTGGTGGTTTACCAATACCCGCTTTGTTGTTCATATACTCACTATAGCCATCTTTGTTTCTTATGTCTCCCATTATAGCACCCATAGACTCACTGTATGATTTGCCACTTGCCATATCGCTCTTTATTCTCTCTACCATTTGTGCTTGACTAGACATAATCAATCAGTCATATTGCTTGAATATATCCTCAACAGCTGTTCATATAGCTTTATTAACTATGTATGGGTCTTTGCTGTTTATATCTCAAAACTGTATCTTGTCTAATTGTAATGCACTTTCTATCTTCATTTGTTGGTCTATCGCCATTGTTTCTATGTTCCTCAAGAAGTCCATATCTGCCATCTTGAATTTATCTTCTCTTTGTTGCATATCTGAATACATAGAGTATGCCATTTGATACTTCTGCATCGTCATTTGTTCCTCTTGCATCTTTTGTTGTGCTTCTTTTTCAGTGATTTTCATTTCAGTCTCTATCAAAGACATTGTGTTATTGTACTTATCAGCTGTTGTCTGGTATTCTATAGACAAAGCGTTTCTTGTTTCTTGCAATAATCCGATCTGGTCTTGCATTATAGCAGTCAATCTTCCTCTTCATATTCCAGTTCCCTCAAATTGTTTCTCAAGCTCTCTCTTTGTAGCGTTTATTTGTCTGTCAACCTCTTTTATCTCTCATTCCTTATCTGCTAACTGTGATTGTAACTCCTTTATCTCTGGTGCTTGCAGTTTTTCTCTATACTCTTGATATATGTTGGGTTGTGTAACCTGTGAAAGTAGTTTAGTCATTGCGTCAGTTATCTTTGACGCCCCTGTGTCTTTTTTTGCCTCATCTCAAAACAAGAAATCCTTATATTTGTCATATATCGTTGCTTTTTGTACCCCAGCAACAATCTCTGCGTGCTTCTTTGGGTCTAATCATTGTATCTTTTCCAGATCATCATTACTAATTACACCAGCATTTACTCACTTTACAATATCATTAGTCGACTTATTTGCAAGACTCCCTATATTCTTTCTATCTATTACATTTCTATTATACCAAGCATCAAGAGTTTTCTTTTGTGCCTCGCTTCTTTTAGCATACTCGAAATTTGTATTGAATAAGTTCCTATCATCAAATAACTCTGGGTTAGTCGTATAGTATTTATTCAAGTTGTCTACAATCTCTGACGTCCTTTCTGGTGCTGCAGTCTGATAATCCAATGGTTTTTGTGGTGAAACTGGCTTCCCTTCTTGAGGTTTTACGCTAGGAGCTTCACTGGGCGTTGCAGGTGGCACATCAGTTGGTTGTGCTACTTCTTTTGACGTTTCAACTGGTGCTGTTTCAGGTGTAACTGGTTCAGTAGGTGCAACAACTGGCTCAACTGGTCATTGAGTTCATAATCATTGTCAAGCTAGTGCATTTGCTGTTGCTTGAGGTCATCATTCTACTACTGTGACTGGTGCTATTGGAGCAACTGTATCAGAAGGAGTATTTGTCGCCTGTTGTGATGCTCTCTTCGCTTTTATTCTATCTGCTAGTGATGCCATTAGGTCAATGGTGTAAAGTAACTAAATTGTATTCACGATGTTCACGATACTCTGTAATAACTATTTTCTGATACTGGGAACATTATTTGTACTACCTGTGGGTTTGCTCAGTCTACTTCCGCCTCCGCAACCTTTGTACCCGCTCATATTCAATCCATAAATCAAGATATTGTTTGACTATTGGCTGCGATAGTACACGCAAACACAAATCAAGGCTTTTTAGTGAAATATGTCTGGTTATTATTTATAGATTGTAACTTTCAGAACTTTCAGAATCTTACAGCTTGAGACTCTAGCTTCGGCTGGTTAAAACCATACGCATAACTCGGTTGTTCTGGTCTCTCCACTACCCTTTCTGGTACTTTTATCAGCTTTCTATCCATTCTGCGGGTCTATAAAGTCAAATAAAGTCTTGATAGAGTACAATGTAGGTGTACTAAACTGGTTTGTTGTATTCAATACACATTTTATGCTCATTTCTAACCACTCTTTCATGTATTGTATGTTTGCCTTATTCTTTTTAGTATCTGTTATTGTTGTTATATACTGATAATGGTCTACATTTACAACAGGATATGTTGCATCTCATGTTGCGAGAACGCTTGTCATTGTCCCGCTACCTCATATAATGCCTTCATATTCCCATCAATATACTTCTCTTGTACATACTATTTGATTTTTAGCTTCTATAAACTCAACAACAGTATACTCTATTCATCAATATACATATGTATCTCATTTATTTGGCTTCAGTGTGTAACTACTGATATCGAAAACTATATATTTGTCATTATCTATCCTTGCATACACGTCAATAGACGTACTTGCTGGTAATTTGTATCATACTATAAGTCTACTATTGCTTTTAGTTGTCTCTATATCTCATCAATCAAATGTAATTGTTTCAACATATCAACTTTCTCCATAGTTTCAGTCTTGTATGCTAACTTGTCTTATAGCATAATCACCCGTCCCCCTTATTCTATATGCTACATATAAACTACCATTTGTGTAATATAATGCAGTAATTAACTGTGCGTCATCAAAGTATATATCTTTTACTAATGACATAGCTAATGGAGCTTTTACCTTCCCATATCAATACACAGATCAACTTGATCATATATATATTATATTATTTGCCATTTCTACCGCATTCGTATAGAAAGGATATATATTCAGCAATTGCCTATCTTGTTTTATGATATCGCTATTGTAGAGCATAGGAACATCAAAACCACTCACAGCATACATTCTTTTTGTATTCTCCGTAAGATTATCAGTCCCACACACAATATAATCCATATTAGCTATTTGTGCCACGTTGATAACTGGGTTATCAGTCAATTTATTTATGTAATTAGGAAACGCATTTACTCAATCCCATTGCATAGAGTATCAATTGACTCAATCATTGCTATATACGTTTATTGTGTCTCATAGTTCAGTTAATCCCCTACATTGTCAAGGCATATTCAATGTGTATGTAATTACCCACGTTGAAGTAGTAATATCAACAGCAAATACTTTTTCTCTTCATCATACATACAAAAATCAACCACTTACAAGAAATGGTCTATGTGCAGCTCAATCACCAAAAGAAAGTATGTTTGTTGCACCTACTGGACTTCATGCACTATCGTTCCACCTCCATAGATTATTACTAGTCAATACAAATCAATACTCTTTTGCTTTTCAATAATTCAAAGCATTAGAAAATCAAGGCGTTGAGTCTGTACCAGCGTTTACATCTTTTATAGCTCAAGGCAATAATGCAGTTAGTCTTTCAAGACCACCATAATTGAAGTTATACAATCCCAATACCTCATTAGGTCAAACCAATCAAAAGGTTGGGGTAGTATATTTATTACTCGAAAGCGTAACTCATCTTGATTGACTTCTCACGTTTACTCATTGTGCATCAATACAAAATCAGTTTCAAGAAAATCTGTCATCTGTTATCCCGTTAGAAAATGATTGTTGTTGTTGATACGCTTGAGCCATCACTTATTCATATATAGATAAATCAGGCATCTCATCAGTTGCCACCAATTGTACTCTATTTCATAATGCTTTTACCATTTTTGTAAGCCCCTTTTCATACTCTGCCTCTGCTACTTGCTTATCATCATATTGTCTATTTTTTGCATACAAATCTACTACCAATCATTCAGCTATAAGATATGAGTATTGTCTTAGTTCTGTATGTCATTCCCAGATTACATTCTCTGTACTTGCAGGAGTGATATCAATAGGTGTTGTCTTTGCAAACATAACCATTCAATCAGTTATATTCTCAACTGGTGTAGGATACAAGAATATACCAGTATCATACAATGTATAAAATCACTTTCTTGGTTGGATTGCAGACAACTCATCATCTGATTGTCTAGGCTTAATCAAACTCAAAGGAACTGTTTTGTATTCCCAAGCATTCAACCACTTAACCTCTAATCTGTCTATCTCTATAACTCATCTTGTTTCTTCATTAGCCACTGGCAATGGGTACTCTCTCACATTAGCTATAATATCTTGCGTATAGATTTCAGAAAAATAGTCCTTATTTACTTTCTGTTTGATAAGGTCTTTGATTTCGTTAGCCCTCTTATTCACATAAGGCATAGCATCGTTTATGTCAATACTTATTCCTGTGTGTTGTGTAGCATAATCTACTATCTGTGTTGCGTTCATAGCATTATAGCAAGATAAATATGCAGAGAAGTGAGCTAAGCCCACCCCTCTAAAATATTTACGCTACTAGGTCAAGCGAAAACATTCTTTTTGCTCACTCATCGAAAGTCTTAACTCCGTACAAGTCGTAAGCCAAGATGTTGTATCCTGTCTTTTCTGGTACTTTGTTAAATTGTACTGTTGGAGCGATTTGCATCACTAGATCAATAGCACCCTTTCTACAAGCAATTGCTTTTGCTCTTTGTGTACCGAATGAAGTATTAGAACCAGCTTCAGCGTAAGTTGTCTTACCAGAAGTTCTAAATCTTACATTTTGTGTTGATACAACAGCAGCAGCAATATTTAAGTTTTGGCTCAATGTATCTCTATTTGCTTGTGATACAGCGATGTATGTTGAAGCTCATGGAGTACCTGTACCTGTTACAGCCAATACGATATTAGCAGCGGTCAAAGCAGCAGATGCACCAAGAGAGATTTCTCAAGCAACAGCAGCAGTACCAGCGGCTCTAAATGTGAACACAACACCACCGATAGTAAATGTATCAGCAGCGGTAGGATTGCCAGCTAGAGTCAAAGTTACTTCGTGCAATACATTGTTTGAACGATATACCTCAAATCCATTGTAAAGTCTACCAACAAACCCATTTACGAGAGTGCTGTCAGCTTTTTCATATCCTGATAATACCATAGATTTAGCCATATTAGATATAGCCAATGGTGGTACTACGAGTTGTCGTGGAGCGTCATCCTCAATATCTTCTTGAAACATTGCAGCTTGCAAGTCAGAGAATACTGATTGTGCATTAGCAGCAGCCAAAGCGATAGGATTACCAGCTGTTCACCCGATACTTCCGTCATCAAATGTGAACCCAGCATTCAATACTTCAGCCAATACTGTTTGGTCGATTTGGTTACCCAATCTGTAAGCAGCACGTTTTGTAAAGATAGCTTCAAGGTCGTATTTTGATTGTGCTTTGTCAAGATTATCAATATACACAGTTACGTCTTTTTGTTGATTGATAGTCATAAATTCATCTTGCGATGTTGGGTATTGAACTGTACCTCCAGTTACTCTTGAGTAGTTGTTTACTCTTAGGTCTCCCTGAATAGGTCTGTGTACTACATCCCCTGCAGATAAACCAGCTCTTTCTTCTTGGTTAGCAATTTTCATTGAAACCATTGTTCTTTGTTTGATCACTTGAATTCTCTTTGACCAGATCTCTGGAAAAAATTGATCCATTTGTAATAATAAATAAGTAATAAAGTGTTGCCTTACTACTTCCGTATATATTTATGTACTACAGCTTTGGTTCAACGTACTTTTTGAAGAATTCCTCATTTGACATCGAAAGCATAGCTTCACGAGAGTTGTCATCTAGTGGTTTTTCTACTCAATGCACGCCGATATCCTGTTGCTTATGTACTAATAGTTCAGGTTTCGTCTCGGCTAAATAAAGCGTTGCAGCTTTTTCTATTGAGAGATTATTCTCTTGTTTATACTTCAAGATGTCATCTTTGAATGATGCAAATTGAGGGTTGTCGACAAAGTATAATCTGTCTCATAGTTTCTTTTCTATAGCACTGTCAACATCGGCTTCAGTAGCTTCTGTAGGTTGTACTACTTGAGATTGTTTAGCTTTTTCAGTCTTGAACCTGTTCTTATACTTTTCAGCCTGTTCTCTAGCTCTTTCGGCTTCGGCTTTCCAGTATTCAACTTGGTCATTACTTACAGTTTCTTCAATCTCGGTTTCATTTTCTAATTCTTCCATGATAGGATATAGGTTAATTGTAAAGCGGTAACCACTCGCAATAAGATGTTAATACGGCTAACATCGAACGCCAGTAAACAAGCTTTTAGTGTCATCAGTCATTGGACAATTTATTATTCAGAGTCTTTAAATAGTGCTTCTACATCTCAAGGTGTAAACTCAACCTCTTTAGGATTAGCAAGCTCTTCATTTGGGTCTATTTCCTCTATCTCGTGTTTCTTCATATTCAATATGTTTGATATTGCTTGATATTCCCACTTCATAAAGTCTGTTTGTGTGAACTCTTTCTCATCTATGTTGTTGTTGTTTAGAATATTCAACGCCAAGAACTTTCTCCTTTTGTGCAATATCTTTTCTACTTCCTCCCATTGTCTGAATGGTGCTAAATCTTTAATAGCTTTTAGTGTCATATATAATAATTACGTATAAAACTACCTTGATATAACTTCTTGTCATTGTTGTTGTGATGCTTGCCCCATTTGAATATTAGCACTAGCATTAGCAACCTCTTGAAGTCCTCCTTGTTGCTGTAGTTGTGTTCCGGTCTCAATCATTATTTGAGTCAACGTATACAACAGCTTGTCTTTTACTTCGTTATCTTCTGCTTTCTGTAGATATATGTAGTATGTAAATATATCAGCATTAGGATTGCTTAGTATTGTCTTTGGCATTATGTTTTGATTTACCATAAACAAATACTCTTGTGCTTGTCTTTCTTCTGCAGACAAAGGGCATATTATATTGATTTCATTAGCATTCATACCATTATATCTATATGTTAATCTCTTTGCGAACTGCTTAGATATCTTTGGCGTTTCTGGGTCTTGTAATATAACAGGTAGTTGCAAGTTCATGTAGTCTTTCATCTTGCTATTGATAGCATCAACATCAGACTTACTTCCTATCAATATATATGGACTATTCTTTGTGCTTATATCGTCCTTAGTAAACGTATGAGACCTCCATTCAAAGTTATTGTTTAGAATTACAAACTTCTTTTGTCATCTCCTAAAGTTTGTCTGATATGATTTCCATCGCAAGAACGACATATCTTTATAGAACCACGACTTCACACTATTTCTTAGACTTACATAGAGATTAGCGTTAGCTTGTATCTGTTGAGACTCTGCTTTAGTCATTGTCTTATCAGGTACTAATCACTGTTGCAAGCTATCTATCTTTGTGTCTTTTACTGCCTGTGTTTCTAGTTCTCTAATCATAGTAAATACATCCTGTTTTATCTCGCTATTTGGTAGCTCGTACATTGCATTACTGATTGGTGTTTCTTCAGCAATATTCTCATCAAGAAATATATATTTTGTGTCAATACTTGGCTTATTCAACTCATCTTTATTCTTCACAAGCCTAGAGTTCACTAAGAACGTTCCTCCCATAGCCTCTTTCTTCGCTTTGATTACACTCGCATTCAACAAGATAGATATAGCGTTCTGTTTGCTCTCTAATTCATCTCGCATAGATTTCCCAAATGGGTTTCATCTTTCTGGCTTATAGAAATTCAATGCAATAGGTCGTGATATATTGTTTGCATCATCTTTCTCCTCTTTCAAAGTGGCTTCAATCACCTCATACTTGAATAAATGTGTTTGTGAAGCATCTGTAACACACACACACTTCCTCCCCTTATAGATTGTATAGTGATAATACACATCCATTGCGAAGTTTGCACAACTATTTACATCTCAAACATAATTATAGTTGTTCTTTTGTGCATATGTTCTCCTATTCTGCTCACTTTCACTATCATATTGTGTAGCTATCCATTTATTTACTCATGCAACATCTAATCAGCCCTTAGCTTTCAGATCATACAATGTTGTTTGCATCATAAATCAGAAATATCTGCTATCTTGTGCGGTATATCTTCCTGTTTGTGTCGGCATTGGGTCAAATATAGCACTCAATGGATTGATTGCCCTAAACCTTGGCATCATTAACGTCTCATCAAATCCAAGATATGCTAATATTCAAACACCAAAAAAGAAACTGTCTTGCTCGATCTGGTATAATAGTTGTTGATATTGCTTTTCATTTATATCAAATTCATATACTGTCGATAGGTTTTCAGCTTCTTCTTGTCAAATCCATCAATCTTTACTGATAAACTTAGTCTTTAGCCCATCAGAAAAGAATGTAGCAATCTGTGTATCAATAAAGTTTGCAATGAGATTGACTGTGATTATGTCTGGTTTCTTCCTTGCATTATTCTGTTTGAGAATTCTGTCTCTAAACTGTGTTCTCTTATTCTGAACATATAATAATCAAGTAGAATACTCGTCTTTTATCTGTGTAATAAGGTCTTGCATTATACACATATACACACAAACTCTACTTTTCAAAGAGATTTTACTAGAAAAGTACACTATTATTGTCTATTGATACAATTACTGTATTATTTGTTGTCGCTGGCCGTAATTCATAGTACATTCTCATCATTACACAATCAGCACGATCAGGACTTCTTCATATTCTTCTCTTCATATCTTCTTTACTCTCTAATTGTATCTTCTGGTCGTTCTCATTCTTGAGTAATATGTTTGATAACTCTTGCATTAGTTTGTCTTTATGCTTTCATCACATATTCAACCTGACCATTCTCTTTTCTGCCAGCTCTTGTAATTTGAAATAACACTGTGTCTTTAGATTACTAAAGTTCTTTGTCTCTCAAGCTCTCTGTATCGCTCTTGCATTGTTTATGAATTGCGTGCATCATCTTAGTTGATCTGCAACTCATCATCATACTCAATCACTATCAATACATATATTACGTCTTGGCACCTTGTATTCACTCTCAAGCTCTCTAATTACATTAGCAGTTAAATCAGTTGTCTGTCATTGATATTCATACTCTTTCAACTGCTCTAATCATTCCCAGTATGTAATAAATGTTGTATCATTTCAAAGCCTAGCAACATCACATATAAGATATCTTCAATCTTTCTTCTCTACATTGCTAGTAAATAAATCACTAATCTCATCATATCTAAATAGCTTCCCCGTATTGTCATCATAGTCAAAGTTTCAATATAATAGTCTCTGTCTTGTTATCTCATCTGCCTTCTCTAATTGTTCTATATAATTCTTATCTATGTGCTTATTGTCTATTGCCAATGCTGGTATAAATTGCCTGTATGGTTGCAATACTCAATCTCTATATGGTTTGTAGTATCTCTCGTAAACGTGTCACTTATCAGGATTAAACGTCTCTAGTATCTTGGGTTTAAGTCAATGCTTAGTGTTGTTTTGTCTTCCGCACCTTGTATTCAATATCATTATTGCCTGCGAGTCAACTTCATTACTCTCATCTATAAAGCCTCACGTTAATTCAAGAGATCAAAATCTTGTATATAATGGGTCGCTTGGTTGATATGCCAAATCCAACAACAATATCTCACTTCAATTCTCAAATCTAATAGTATTGTCTTGCTGGTTGAGCTTTCCCTTGTTTGCATCAGGAATATCATAATCAGCCAAGAACTTGAAATATGTATTGAGTGTTGTTCTCTTTAGATTAGTCAACTCCTTTCTTCAGAAAAACCACCTCGTTCATTCATACTTGCTTGCCATCATCCAGACTCGCATCACTCATAGATAACTCTTCCCTCCTCAAGCTCATCATCAATATCAAATCTCTGTAGTTATCTCATCCATAAGATACTGCATTGCTAATCATTGCTTCTTACTGAATTGTAACTCTAATCTCATATTATGATTTTTATCTCATCAATTTTCTTTATAGCTCAATCCTTATCAGTAACATCTCATCATAGAACAGTTACTCTTGCCATATCATCTTTCACTATATCTTTAGCAAGTTGCATATCTCATCTCTCGAGCTTATTCTTTTCTTCTATCTCATCAAGATATCTATCAAATAATGCTCAAACTCTTTTTATTCTCTCCCTCGCATTTCCCACTATATAAGCGATAGTTGGGTCTTTAGTTCAGCTTTGTTCAACTTCTTTCAACGAACTATTAACAGCACCAAGAGATATATTTGTCTCTTTTGCTATTTCCCTTTGTGTTTTGTTTGGATTAACCGCAATTACTTCGGCAACCTTTCATATGTTTTTCCTCTTATCTACTCTTACCATTTTAGATCTTAGAAAGTAAGTATTCAATATTATTCTTTAGGTTTGGAAGTCAAGGGAGCTTTCAGTGTTTGTTTATGTAAAGCTCTTGAGCTATCTCTAATTGTGTCTTTGTGCCTTCGTTTGCTTTCTCCTCTCTTTTGAGTTGTTGGAGTTCTTCATAGAGCATTGCAACGGGCACAGTCATTCTATTGCATAATCTATCACACAATCATTCCATATATTCTATTATTTCTTTTTTTTGCATTGGATTTCGTGAGTGATAAATTCATCAATATGCTGTACCAAGAATGCTTGGAACTCTTGCAGTGTCGCCTTAGCTGTTGTCGTTTCTGTTTGCTGTATGTAATACAATACTGCATCGAATGCAATAGTACACATATATCATAATGTGTGTCATCTGTATTTTATGTTAGTGGCTTTAGCTTTCTTTGGGTTTATATTATCCATATGTTTCATAATATATCTCAAAATATCACTATTAGGTTTGTGATATTATGTATTTGTCTATCATAATATAATGGAATAAATAGTATAGGATGTGCCGATATTATTATATATAGACTATAATACCTCTTTAGTCTAATGATTTGCTTTGCTTTGTCAAGAGATTTTTTTACATTTTTATTATTTGTAAAACATCATACAATTCTCTCCTTAGTTGCTTGAATGGTTCTGTTTTTATTCTTCACAGAATACTTGCAAGAGATGCTTTTAGATGCCCTAGTGTTTTAGCATCTATGTTTCAAGCAGTATACTCTTCTTGTAAAAGTTCTTTTAGCTCATTGTGTTTATCTAGGATTGAGTTTAACTCATCTTCGTTGTTTGTATTCATAATACATATTTACAATATACTCATATGGGATGGTTACGTTCATGTTGACTATCATCACTAAGTAGTAACAACCATAATTTACCATTCTCTAGTGCAGGCGTACGCCATTCTAGTGGTGCGATGCTGTGTTATGTCTTACAGCTGATTATATGACATCATCCCATATGAATACATTGAGCGTATATTTCTCTTAAAACATACAAACAGGGTGGGTAGGATTTTCACCTACATTGCCAGCCTTATGGTTTCCCATAGTTGAATACTGGTGTATTACTTATACGACCACCCTATATAACAAGCGGCATACATAGTATACCACCATTGTAATAATAAAAACTATAAGTTATAGAATAGCCCGAACGCTACCCCTGCGAATAATCATACCAACATCCACATAATAGTATGTGCATTATTGATCTGCTTTATTTCATCAATCATTTCTTTTTGTTCTTCTTCAACCTTTTGCATAAATCATTCACTATACCACTGCTCGATATGTAATAAGTCCTCAGGTATCTTATCTTCATCACTAAAATGCATTGTAATATCGTCTCAAAGACCGCTTGTCGTGGTGAAAATTTTGTCAAACTTGAATGTTTTGTCTTCAAGGTGAGCGTTTACCTCTTCAACATCTTTTTTCTTCGATTTTGCCATTTTTTATGTGATAAGTATCTAAATCTAATTATATCCTATCCTACTTGCTGGGTAGGAAGACATCAAACGAGCCTCGCCTATAGCACTCTAGTCTTGTCGGATGGCGTGTATTTGTATGGTAGTTGTATGGCTTGTTCAAATGTCATTCACTTTAGCATTCTTTCTCTAATGGTTTTTTCTTTGAGCGTTGTGTGCTTTCTTATCTTGTCGCTTAGCTTGTCGGTTGGTTTGATTGCTTCCTCCCTTGACATGTATTTTTTATATAGCCTTGATTGGAATGTTGACCGACAGCATCTGTCTCACTCGTATTGACTATATCGCTTCCTTACGTTACTGTGTTTTGTGTTCACGGGCAGTATAGCATCATCATAATTTCTCTTTAGTCTTTGTACTCTGTTTATGAATACTTGATATGAGCACTTTTCTCACTGATAGCTATTGTAGAACATAAACGCCATCTTGTCTTTAGGCTTGCTCATTGTCGATCATAAGTTGTAAACATCTTTCATCTTCTTCGTTTATAGGTTTTAGTAGTTTAATCCAGTATAGCTTTTCAGCCCTAGACATACTCGTATAATCCCTGTAATATAGTTTATTTGTTGTTATCGCTTTCATAGTTTGCATTGTGTTGAATAAAATCATATCGTTTCTGTATCATTTCAGCATACTGAAATCATTTTATGTTGATTGTTCACTTGTCTTGTAATATATCATCTACCCACTCTCTGCCGAACTTGTCTATCATAAACAACGTGTACTTTTGATAGTTTCCGTTCTTCATAACATTGCATCATACGCATTGAGGTCGCACATTGTCATTGTTGTATTTATGCTTTAGTGAGCTTCCTGCTGTTCTAAAGTGTCAAGGGTGCATTGCCGAGCTGTGTCGTTGGTCTATCGTGCCACACGTTACACATACACAATATCAATTCTTGCTTTTAGATAATAACAGATAATCGCTATAGACTACCCACGCTAAGTGGTGGAGCTTTGGGTTTTTGTTACTTCATAGATTGTGCTTGTATGCTTCAAGGATGTGCAGTATTCAAAACCTTTCGCAATCTTTCGTTATCTCTGCTCGCTTGTTTTTTTTCATTGCTTTTTTTAGTGTTAATCTATACCGTTCAGCGTTGTCGCCTAGTTGTGTATAGTATCTTACAACCTTAATATATGCTTTGATATAACTTGATTGTGATTGTAGTATAATATTATTTTTTTGAATTGCAAGAGGAAATTGTTATTTTGTGTTGACATTTTGCTTTTCATACATTCACCACAATTCCCTTGCGTAATTATTTAGTTGTTGACTGGTTATTTGTCATTTCTCATACTTCACTATAGCTTTTGCTATCTTGTTTGACTGATCTGTATTACCCCTTATCCTTAGGATCTTGACTATTTGCTTTGGTGTCATTATCTTTTTATGGTAAGTGGTAATTCATTTATTTTCATTTTAGATAGATCACTTGTCATTGCTATTCTTGCAAGGTTTCAGCTTCTGTTCTTTCTAATCAGTATATCAAATTTTGTGTTGTCATAATGTCAGTCTCAATCCTTATCCCTATGAAGCATAATAACTATGTCAGCATCCTGCTCTATGTTTCAGCTATCTCTTAGATCTGATAGCTCTGGCTCATCGTTTCTTTTTTCTACATTCCTGTTTAGTTGCGATAGTATAACAATTGATATACCTAGTTCCTTTGCAAGTGTTTTGAGCGATGAAGTCATATATCATATCTCTTGGGTGCGGTTCATAACCTTGAGATTGCTTTTTATCAGTCATAAATGATCTATGAAGACCACGTTGTGTCATTGCACTATTGCACCTCTACGGATAGAACGCTCAAGGGAATTGAAGTCAAATATCTTATCATAAAACATTGCTTTTTTGAGTATGTCAGCTTTTGGCTCTGCTCTTTCTGCTATCATACTTTGATTTTCTTCTCTGCTTAGTTGCTGTGTAGGCAAATCAGTCCAATTACTCAAAAGCCTTTTTATTATTTCATTGTTGCTCATTTCTAGTGAATAAACTGTCGCTCTTTTGTCTTGCTGTAGTATCCTTTGCATAAGCTCTATAATCAATGCGGTTTTTCAAAATCAAGGCCTTCACGCAACCACTATCAACTGTCATTCTTTGTATCATCACAAGTATTTATCAAGCAAAGAATATCAGTAGTTTGCTATATTTGTTTCCTTTGTTGTAATATCTTCCAGTGTAGATATAAGCAGATCGTATCAAGATATTCAACTATCCCTTATATCCATCGAGTTCAATACCGATCTCATTTTGATGAGCATTTCATCACTAGACAAATCATTTATTCAATTCTGAATGTTTTGTGATATTTTCAATAGTTTTCTTTTCATAAACAATTCAAGTAATATATCTTCATAATCTTTCCGCCCAGATGAACTCATAACGTGGCAAGATAACTGGAATAGATACTCATTGTCTAATCAGGTTATGTTTGATATAGTCAACACCTCGATGCTTTTTGATTGCTTTTGCAGTGCAATCATCGCATCGTAAATCTTTTGATGATCTTGGTAATATAACCAATCGGGTTTTAGATTACATAGTGAAAGTATATCGTTGTCAATCATTATGCAAGATAACAACGCCCTCTCCACTTCGTAATTGTTTGGTTGTGTTTGTATATCTAGCATTGTATTACACGTTATCATCTAAAGTGGCGTATATCTTTTCCTTGACTGGTTTAGGCTTTACTAATCTTCATCGCTCTATTTGTTTTTTAATCCAGTTGTCGAATGCTGTACTCGGGACTTTTATTCATCATCTGGTTTGGTTATGTTCCCAACACATTTCAGAAGCTCGCTCTAATTCTTTTCTATCATATCATTCTTTTTCATATCTGTCTATAACAATTCATATTTTTTCTATATATTGTTCTTTGTTTACAAAGTCAATAGATTTCTTTTTATTTGTTCTTTTTTCTTCAGCAACAATAGTTGTATTATCGTTAGATAATATATTACCTATACTATCCTTATCTATACTATCCTTACCTAACCTATCCTTACCTGTGTCTACCGTTGGTATACCAACTAGGTGCGGACTGGTGTTTTGACTATAAACGTCATTTTCAAGGCTTAGTTGAGAAAACTCCTCCTGATACTGTGTTTTTGTATATCTATCTCCCCTCAAATAGTTATTGACTTTTCGATGTCTTATTACACATATTCATTTTTCAAATGGTATTATGTAAGATTTCATTCTAAGAATATCTAAATCATTTTGTGTTGCATTTGCCAACAACATAATTCTTCTTGGCGAACTGATAAATCAATCGTCATCTGCTCTCATACATAGATGAAAGTATAGATTTTGTGTTGATGTAGGCATATCAAGAAAATGATCCGTATCGACTACGTCTAGTGAGAACATCCTGCGTTTTGCCATTTTATATTATAGATAATAAATCAAACAAAAAACCACCTCGATTGTGTCGAAGCGGTACAAGATGTGTTCTGTATTACTACGGCTTCGACCTCGTACCAATACAATCAAGATGGTTGTTTGACACCTACCTAAATAGGTGCGGTGTTGTGTCATATATAATGAAAACTTTTGTAATTGCAAGGGATTTTTATACTTTTTTACTGTGTAAGAAAAAGGATATTTATGCCCTTTTCGTGACACAGATGAAAAATGTAGTGTAAAATTTGACAAATAATTTTTTTTGACTAATATAGAGATACACAAGTTTTATCACTTATATACAAATATGGAAACAATCATCGCATCACTATTCTACATTACTGTATTATTCAACGGACAACCAACAAACATCGTATCGTGTCAAGATGGAAGACACTACCTAGAGCAAGTAACTATTACAAGAGCGTATAGAAACCACTTTACAGCAAGAGATCATTATGACAACGCAACATTGATTTGCTACTATACACAAAAAAAATAAATGTCAACTTGAAATATTTGACAAACAAAATCAAATCCTTATACTAATTACATCGAACAACATTTATCCTTATTTATATGACAATGACAAAAGAACAGTACATCGAAGAAAACTACGACATCATCAGATATGAATATGAACAAGAGCTTATGGAACACTGATACAATCCAGCAACTGTAAGCGAGGTTGATGATGGGCGAGATGAATTTGTAAACAGATATACACAAGACATTTTATTTGATAAGGAATAACAATGGATATATTATGAAAAAGACCAACCGAATGACAACCAGTTGACTATCCTTGTGAGCTTGGTTATCAATGCCCTATATGTAAGATAGAACGAGATGAATTGCTAAACTGGAGCGAATACAATTATTGCTTGCGATGCCCCAGATGCGAACTTGATATACCAAGTTGCCTATGTAAACAAGATATAAAAGCTAATATAGAGACGTTTATGCAAACAATAAAACATTTATTATCTAACCACCAAAACTAACATGCAATACCGAGAAAACTACGAAATCAAAAAGATAGTAGACAAGGGGAATAACCGTAATTACTATTGATACACTACAGATTGAAAGATACTAGACTTGTATTCACCATGCCCACTGGATAAGAAAAATATCTTTGGTTTAGAGTTCCTAGTGTACGTTCATAAGCAAATACCTTGAGTAAAGTTTACAAAAGATTGCAAATTTATTTCTTGTAAAAAGCATAATGATAGATAAACAAATCTTTGATCTTATGGATAAGCTAGTTGCAAGATGAAACTACCTATTGCACACTAAGGAATATATACGAACAGAGGTACAAGAAGATGAAGAGTTTCAGAACATAAAAGCGGAGATAAAGAAATTGAAACTTTTAGCTCCTAGTCAATCATAATGAGACACGATATAATCCGAGTAATCCTATGGGTGTTGGTATGTGTACCTATTGTACGGTATCACGAGATATGGGGAGTTATTGCGTGTGCTATATTACGGTTTGCATATGAGATGTTTGATAAATAGTTTTTATTCTTAAATTAAATATAATGATTAAGCAAATCAAAGATAAAATATTGTCTATAGATAATATAGACGAAAAAATAGATTTTATAAATCAACTAAGAGCAGCAATACACGAGGTTTCTCCATTTAAAGACAACCCAGTTGATTTTGTAACCTGGATAAAGAACGATTGAGTAACTGCTAATGATTACAATCCAAACGAAGTCGCACCACCAGAAATGGAGCTTTTGGAAATAAGCATTATGAACGACTGATATACACAACCTATAGTCTGATGGGGGAGAGATGACAATGTTTTTGAAATAATAGACTGATTTCATAGACACAGGGTAGGCAAAGAAAGCAAGATTGTTTCGAAATGATTAATGTGATACTTACCAGTTGTAAATGTTAGAAAAGCACAACAAGACAAAAATGACAGGATCGCATCAACTATTAGACATAATCGCGCAAGATGAAAGCATAAGGTAGATGCAATGAGTGAAATAGTAATAGAATTAAAAAACAGAAACCGAAGAAATGAAAGAATAGCAAAAGAACTAGGTATGGACGAAGACGAGGTACTAAGACTATTACAAATATCATGACTACAAGAAATGTTTATGGATGACGATTTCTCAAGAGCATGGGTTTCTGATGACGAAATAGAATGATTTGTTTGATTAGATGACACATTAGATGATGAGTTTATAAAGTGAGTACGCACTGTAAATGTAGAAGATCCCGACAGAATATTTCACACATATGACAAATGGGAATGTTTTAAAAACTGATTTTATAAGCAAACCATAGAATGAAAGAACCGCGATCTACTAGAAACAGAATTTGCAGAATTTTTTAAACAAGATTGACTATTTGAAATAACTTGAAATAAAGTTATATTAGAACGAAAGAACTCATGTGAACATTATTTAACAAACAAATGTATGAATAGAATTGCTTGGATGTGACAGGCTGCGGTTTGCTATCACACAAGAATACCAAACAAATTTAGCTCTGGTTGGTTTTTGCTAGACATAGATACACAGCAAAAAAACAATCAAATAGCATTAAATATCATAAACACACGAATGAAAAACAATAATAGGCAAGAAATAACAATGAAAGATGCTATGGGATGAGTTGATAGACAGGTTAGTATTTATTAATAATTATTCAAAATGAAAAAATATATAGACATATCCGTTTACGAAGCAACTAGGAAAAGAATATCGCTATCTTTTGATCTATTCGATAGATTATATATTTCTTATTCTGGGGGGAAGGATAGTACCGTGATGACACACATGGTATTAGATGAAGCTAGAAAGAGAAATAGAAAGGTTGGATTGCTTATTATTGACTTAGAGGCTCAATATATAGATACCATAAAGCACATTGAAGAGATGATAGAGACATATAAGGATGTTATAGATCTTCATCGGTTTTGTGGGGAATTGTTGCTTAGAAATGCATTATCTACATTTGAGCCTAAGTGGGTTTGTTGGGATGAAACAAAGAAAGAAGACTGGGTTAGAGAAAAGCCAAAACACGCATCCGATCTATCTCAATATGATTTTTATAAGCCAAAAATGGAGTTTGAGGAGATGATGGTCTTATTTGGCGAGCGATATGGGAAATGAGAAGATGTGGGTGGGTTTATATGAATTAGGGCTGATGAGAGTTTGCATAGATATAGAGCAATAGTAAGTCAAAAGAAGTGAATAATGTATAATGATCTTAAATGGACTACTAAAGTTTCTAATGGCGTATATAATTTATATCCTATATATGATTGGAAAACTAGTGATATATGGATATTCCACTGAAAGTTTAAAGAGCTTACTTATAACAATGTTTATGAAAAAATGCTTAAGGCTGGGGTTAAGTTGTGAGACCAAAGGCTATGTCAACCATATTGAGACGACCAGAAAAAAGGCATATGGTTATATCAAATACTAGAGCCCAAGACCCGAGTTAAATTACTAAAAAGGGTGTCTGGCGTAAACTCATGATCCTTATACATAAAAGAAAGGGGATCTATAAATTGAAATACATATATTACAAAGCCAGAAAATATGTCTTGGCAAAAGTATTGTAATTTTTTATTAAGCACTATGCCACCAAAAACAAGAGAGAATTACGCAAATAGATTTAAAATATTTATGGCTGGTTGGAAAAAAAGATGATATGAGAAAATACCAGATGAGGCACCACATGATTTAGAGGTTGCAGCACGAGTCCCATCCTGGAAAAGAATGTGTAGAAGCATCTTAAGGAATGATTATTATTGCAAATGACTAGGGCAAACACAGCCGAAGTCTGAAGCCTATATAAAACTAAAACAAATAAAAGAAAAAAGAAAGCTAGAAAAAACCATTATGTCAACACAAAAAGTCAATTAAAACTTGCAATCTATAAAAATAGTCGTATACTCTCTATGTGGCTATCTCAATCCATAAGCAACGAGAGCATTTATTCTTTACCATATACAATATGGATCTATCTAAACTAAGCAAAGTAATCCCCTTTCAATTCAGAATATGAAGTTGAGTGGGGCAAGCAAAAGAAGTAAACTGAAAAAAGGTTTACGAGAAGTATAGCGTATTAGGCTATATTGACGCAAGAGATGCAATGGAACTACTAGACGAGGTTGTTTGACCTCAAAACTGGATGAGAGACCATAAAACAGTATGAGACAATCTTTTCTGTGGCGTGGGTATCAAAATCGAGTGAGAGCGAGTATGGAAATGGGATTGTGGAACTGAAAGCAACACAGAGAAAGAAAAATGAGAGAGTAGCGACAGTTTCAAGAGAGCTTGTGTAAACTGGGGAATATGAAGATTTCTTTATACATTACCTAGATTACATATTACGGCAGAAGAAGCCAGCAGGGCTAGATACGATATAACAGCATTTGTAAAGAATAAGCACAAAGAAGAACTAAACAAGCGACATAAATCAATTACTCTTTAATCTTAAATTATTATTATCAATGGCAATCAAAAACATCGTAGCAATTACAGGAGAATACAAGAACAAGAATGGAGAAATGAAGAAACAATATACGACAATAGGGAAACTAATTGAAAAAGAAGACGGAAAGTTATCAATCAAGATAGATACAATACCACTTGGATGGGATGGATGGGCTACACCTTATGATAGAGATGAAAAAAGCAAGTCAAGTGATGTGAATGACGTATCAAATGATCTCCCATTTTAGTCTCTAACCTTATCCATTAGCGATGGAAGACATATTAAAAGAACTTGAGCAATTATCACAACAGGGGGTAGATACCTACTCCCTAGTTGACAGGCAGAGAGTTATCCAACTAAAACTGGAGTTTGGTAAATGCAGAGCAGAGAATAAAGCAGAGAAAAAACTCCTTGCGAGAAAGCTCAAAAAGATGCACGCCGAGAAACTAGCAATAATCAGAAGGGAGCTAGATGAGAACTGAAAGAAAATAAGCCTCGATGATGCAAAAGCTAAAATCCAGCTTGATGAAGAATATGTAGCATTGGAAATTCAGAACGATGTATATGAGTATAGAGATGATTTATGAGACGTAATAAAAGACGTATTCTCGGAACTCAATACATTGATGAGAGATGCTATGAAGCTAGTGGAAGAACAAACAGCGTAATATTTATTATTATCTAATCTAAAATGACATTAAAAACCTTTTGAAAGTGGCTTCTCATCGTTGCCATTATACTATGAATTGTATATTTTGCCTTTGGGAGCAATAATGTACCAGCTAAGGAAGAAAAAACAGAAAAAGAAGCGTTTCTTGAAAAACGAACAATGGTTTGAGTTTACAAGTATGAAGAACAAGAAGCGGAGAGAATAAGACTTGAAGCAAAAGCTAAGAAAGATGCACTTTTATCTGAATTAAACTGATCGGATTTTACGAAGTAGACCAACCTACACAAAAAAAGGATAGTGAGTATATGGAGAAAATATGCAAAAGAGCTAAAACCAGCCCACTATGTAACGACCGACCAATGTATTATATGATAAAGTCTAAAGCAGACAAAGAAAATGTTCCGATCTGGATATTGCTTGGTATAATGTCAAAAGAGTCTTGATTTGGTACGCTCTGGCATCATACCAATGTAGAGAATTGCAGGGCTAATACGTTCAACTGGCATTGAAGCAAAGCAGACAGGAGAGCAGATAGAGCGTATAGAGACCAGTATATTTGACCTTGATGTCGATTATACAAATATGAAAGCATCGAGCATTGAATACAAAGTCTAGTCTATACAATAGGAAGATGATACAAAGCATGTTTGAGTAGAAAAACCAGTAGAGATATGGTTGTGTGTATATCGTATAAATACGTTTGACAGCCTAACGTTTCAGAGGATACACGAGTAAACCATGTTTTATCATATCAATAATTCTATAATTGTCAATCTCAAATATTTGACAAATGAAAATATATTCTTATAATGGGATTACTTTATATATAACTATCAACGCAATGACGCTAATACAGACACCACTCATTCATCCGACATTGAAACGAGAAGCGCGACACAATCCAGTATGATTTGGTTTTATTATTAAGAAAAATAAACCAGTAGTAGATCATTGAAGCTATACACTAGAAGAACTTTTAGCCCTATGATTTGTTGAACTCCCTACTACAGATACTGGAAGGGATTGGATAGATGAAGTAATAGAATTTTATAATTGTCAAGCAGAGACCGATGACCAAATATATTGCCCACTCATTCGTGATGCGATAGAAAAGCATATGCCAAAACCAGTAGAGCAAGAACTTATACCTTTGGATGTTGATGATGCTTTCTACAAGATATTCCATAGTGGGAATTGTATATTGGCAGAAAACCCTAAATCTGTGATAAAATTCGACAAAGAATGAATAAAGAAAATCTTATCTAAATACTGAGCACCTAAACAGGGAGCACCTACAACAAGTACCATTGAGGAGCTGGTAGATAAGATAGATGACCTTGTGTTTGAATATGAGTACGGTGGGTCTGAACAAGTAAAACAACTCTTATCATCATACAATCTTACAAGTAAGAAGTATACAAAAGATGAAAAATAATACAGTATTTATAGCTTGGGTAATAATATTTGTTTTAATAGTTATTATACGAGCTAAGTAATTTTATATACTCCTTACACCCTATGACTAAGCAAGAAAAGATTTCAAAAATTTATTCTATAATTGCAAGAAAGGATTTGTCTTTTGGTTGTTATATATTAGATGATAATATAAAATATCAGGTATTATCTGTATATCCCCAATCATCTACTTGAATTATAGCGGTAGAAACAACTTTGCAAATTACAAAACATAACTATTCTATTATAGGACATCCTGTTATGCTCGGCGATGTGTTGGATTGGTTATATAAAAATAGATTGGAATGCAACGCATTGAGTAATGTAGAGGAGTTTTGATATGATGAAACTTGAAACTACTACAATAATAGAAATTATATTATTAGCATCCGAGAGAAATTGAGAGAACCTGTAGACAATTGTACTCCCAAATGTATAGACTATATCTACTCCCTAATAACTAAATAAACTTAACCTTACTAAGTAGTATATTAGTTAACTATTCTTCAAAAAACCTTACAAGAACTTTAGGGGGACAGTGAAGCTACCAGTTGCTACGCAAGATTGCATTTAATATTTAATTATTATAGATGAAAGAAATAAAATTTAGATTTCGGACAGATGCAACAAATGAAATGCTGTATGGGGAGCCAGCATTAAGAGTATTGTATCATAATCTCGAGAATAAAATACCAGTTATGCAATTCACTTGACTCCTCGATAAGAACTGAAAAGAGATATATGAATGAGATATTGTAAAATGCTCTAGTGGTTGCCCACATATTATTAAACGAGTTGACGATATGTGATGAACATATTGATGATGAATGCCTTGATTTGTTTTAGATGGACTAAAGCGTAATTGTTGAGAGTGATATGCTTGGACATGAGAAGAAGAGGTTATTTGAGATATATATTCTAACCCAGAGCTTTTACCTACATAAATACCTATACACTATGGAACTAACACTATTACAATGATATAACTTTCATAAATATTACGGTAGGGATGTTATATATAAAAACGAAAATATGTGAAAGCTAGAACACTGACGATTTATTAACTGATACTTACACAGTATTGACACAGCTTATAGTAGGAATATTATTCTCAATAATGATGTATATGTTGACAGCAGACCACGATACAAGAGGATATTTACAAAGATCAAGCCATTAAAAAATAGTAAAAGAAGTACCAAAATATGTTGACAATAACCTACTTATCAACAAGCGACCCAATATATCTATACAATGATGATTACAAATGTAATTCTACTTCCTAACCTATACAATCAAATGCAACTCCTAGACAAAACACAAGATACTATCACACTAGAGCTTACCCACGATGAATTATATTTATGGGCAAAAGCACTAGACGAGTATGAAAAACAGAACTATCAACGAGATGATAAGAAAAAGACTCTCGCAATGGAGATGAGTAGGTATATATGGAGAGTAAAGTATAATTTATATGATACAGCCACTAATGGAAACACAACAACAAGCCAATGAGCCTAGCGATAACATCAATGTCTATACCAAAGAAGAACAACTAGCCAACATCCTAGCACGAAGCCACCAATGACACTGTTGAGATAACTGTATGTGTGATAAATGCAAGGAGTATGGTATAGGTATTTATTTTACTGCCGCAAATAATGATTGATAACTTTGATAAGTTCCCACGAGAACGAAAAGATTGAGAGTTCTATTTTGTCCAAATACTTGATAGGAATCGTTCTGCGTCTAGTAACAATGGTAGATGTATTAAATCATACTTCATCGACTCACAAGAATACCTAGAGAAAAGAAAGGATGATATGGTAAAACTTGCTGATTGTTTCGATGCTAGAATATATATACATCCAGCGAGAAGGAATAAGTTCAACGTGTGACTCGATATGCTTTGATATACAGCAGATTGTATCAAGACTGGTAGTACAGAAAGACTACGAAGGGCATACGAAACGGCGTGCTGAAAGAACAAGTGAGTAGAAAAGATTTGGATTGTCGATGTTGACACCAAAGACAAAGAAATACTTTATTCTACAGCACAGGCGATAGCATACTGTAGACCATACAGAGAACCATATGTAATAATGCCAACAGTTAATTGATACCACATGCTATATAAATGATGATTTGACACAGAGGTATATAATAAATGATTAGAGTGAAGCAGGTATAAACGAGACATCCACAAAAACAATCCGACAGTGCTGTATGCACCAGACGGTTCTTAAAATAATATTTATCTTAAACCAATATATACTATGAAACCACAACGACAATTCAACCTAGAGAAGATGGACACAGAACAACTAGAGAATAAGGTAAAAGACATTGTGCGATGTATCAAATGAGCTAAGAGTATGGAAAGTAGAGAAGCGTTTCTCTACCAACTCGATGTAGCAAATAAGATACTAGAAACAAAGAAACAATTACTTCTTAACTTTGATACAAAAGATGGAGCATATGCAGACTAAGTGTCCTAGATGTTGAAAAAGAAACGCGATGTTGCACACATGTACGCCAACAGATAGAGCAAGAGAAATAGAGGAAATACTAGAAACACTTAAGGAACACTGGTTAAACAATCAATATCTTAGATTTTGACAGTTACTATTTGCTATATGATACCTAGAGAATGACGATAGTAACGATTGGGTATATTGAGCACCACTAAAGCTAAAAGACCCATTCAATAAAAGCGATGAGATACTTTTAGAATTACTCAAGAAAGATGTTTAAGTGGTTCGATAAATACAAGTTTGTACAACTCTATATGGATAATTACTCTAACTGAAATGAATCTGTACAGCAATGTATAACTAGATGTATAGAGGAGTGAATACCATGAACGTGAGATGCTGTATTCGACTTCTTTATGGAGAATATTGTAAAGCCATGTGTTAAAGAGCCAGATAGGATATATAAACACACGCCACAAAAGGTCACTCGTTTACAAAAAGCGAGTGATGATTTATGGCTTGCGTATTGACCAAAGTTTAATTGATAAACAATAACCATATGGATTATTCGTGAGCGCGGCATCAAATTGAAGTAAAAAAAAATATAATATTTAATTGGTTAGATGTGCCATGTAAAGTAGGTGATTTTGTAGTAATACAAATACCAAAACAAAATAAAAAAAATGAAATAACATATTCACCCATTACCTGAGTCATACGCTGGGTGTGAGCAACAACATTTTTTATAGAGTGAGATAATAGATTATTTCACACAAATCGGATTAGCTTCTTATCTGACGATATATCTGTTTATGACCTAATATGATAAATATGGAATATAAGGTAGGTGATTTTGTTAGAATACAAATACCAGACAGGCAAAATACACTAGAGCCATATGGAACAATAACCTGAACTATATGTTTCATGGACA